ACCTTGATTAGCATCACTCCAACAAGTACGCTTATGTGAACAATACAAGCAACCAATAGCAAGCTTACGATTACCACTAACTCCATCAGGTATATCATCATAACACCTATCAGGTGGACTGTCTTGTTCCATAACTCCTTTAAGATAATCGATTCTTTCTTTAGCATTTATCATTTCCAATGAATGAACAGGTGTTAAACATATATGTCCATGTTGTTTATCTATAGCAAGAAAAGCAGCTTCATCTACACCATTGCCTTCAGCATAGGCAGAGATCTGTGCAATATAACCAAAAGGATCATCAGAATATAAAGTTCTTTTAGAAAACTTTTCAAAACTTCTACCTGATGCACTCTTACAATCAACAAGAACACCATCAATCATACAATCTTGATGTCCTTTTATTCCATTAACATCAATTTGTTTTTGTTGATCAGTTACTGTATGTCCTGCTAGTCTACAGAATAATATTAATAAGTCTTCTAATAAATGTCCATATAAAAACTTAATTCTTGTACTAGGTTCTAAAGGTTTAGGTTCATCTTTAGAATGTTTGTCATACCATAACTGTCTAGTAGGTTTACCTATAGCAGATAGTCTCAAGTTACGTTTCTGTGTAGGTTTCTCTTTTAAAAACATTCGTAATGTTTCTTTGATACTCTTTGTAAAAGAATCTAAATGCTCATCTATTTCTTTGTCATTTAAATCTACCTCTACAAGAGGATCAAATAAACCATATATATCTTTCACTAAAGTATCTATTGATTTCATAATAAATAATGGAGAGATACTCGTTCAGTAGCACCTCTCCATCCTTTCATTGGTTAGTTAGAAGCGAAGGATAATTCCTCATCAGATTCATTACTTACGAAGCCATCAGGAACTACTTCAAAAGCTTCCTCTGCATCAGCATCTGTGTTGTAAGGTACTAAATTAGTTACCTGAACAGCACGAAGATCAGCAGAGACTCCAGAACGACCTTTGAATTCCCACTCATATGTAGTATAAAGTACATTAACTTCTGAACCATTACCAATTAATGTGCCAGACATATTACGTTTGCCTGCGTCAACAACTTCAGGTGGTTTGTTCATGTTCCCATCTTTACGTCTCACTTTACGTTTTACTGTAACGAAATCACCTCTGTCGTCATTCTTATTTTTGATGGATAGACCATCAGCTTTAGCAATGTCAGCATTCTTTTTATCAAGATTACCAACATCTATAGACCACACACCATCACTATCGAAAGTGGTGTTTGGACTTGTTACGCTTGCCCAATAAGCGTTTCCTTTAATAACACTCATAACTGTGTTCCTTTCTTTATTATTAATAAATGAATTATGACACACCTCAACATTTTTGTCAAGAGTTTTTTTCATAATAAATGTTTTGCTCAATTTTAATATTAAACTCATCTCTATTCTTGAGATAAGGTCTTGCTTTCCTTGATAACTTCTACCCCATGTTTTGTATTCAGCATCTTTATAACTCTCTACTCTGGTATTTTTATCTACAACTTTGTCAGTTAATTCTACCAACTCTTTTGCATAGCACCATACGTAGTCATGCTCTCGTTCAAATACAAAGTAATTACAGTCACCATATAACCAACCTTTCTTACCCATTGTATTTTTAAACTCAACAACAATCCATGTGTCATCAAAAAACCTGTTCTTATTTCCAGTTCTTCTAGCTTTTACATCTACACTAACTGTCTTATTATCTTTTGTTAGATAGAAATCTATATGTTTAAACATATTCTCTTGATCATTTGCTATACCAACTGAATAACCATGCTCTTGCACAGTCTTTATAAATTCATTCTCTACTTGTATACCACGCTTAATATAATTAGCATGATCTTTTCTTCCTTTAAATTCTTTTACTAATGTGTCTGTGCCCATGTTCTCCCTACCTTCCATTCATTATCCAAAGGACATTTCATGTGTAATTGTTTCTCTGTATCTTTCATAGCATCTTTTGTTAGCTGTCCAAATCTTTTAACATCTTTGTTAAGAACTTCAAACTGATACTCATCATGTATAGATGCTACAAGCTTTGCATCAACACCTATTCTTCTGATACGTTTAATCATATTGATAAGCCATACCTTACACACAACTGCACCTGCACCTTGTATCAAAGTATTCAAGGCACTATGAGGACTACGTATATGTAATAGTCTACCATCAATACCTTTAATCATACCTTTATTTGCAGCTTTTGTAACAGAATCTCTTACTCTTTTCAGAGCAGGCATACTTGATAAGAACTTATTAATTAATTGTTGTCCTTCTTTAGCACCTGCTCCTACTATCTGACCTATTTTAGATGCACCTGCACCATACATAAATGCATAGATAAAGGTCTTTGCCTGGTCTCTGTTAGTTAATCCTGCCATTTGCATATTGTGTGTATGTATATCACCTGTCAATAATATGTCTGTAAATGTAGCATCATTCATTAAATGAGCTAAACATCTCAACTCTAATCCACTTGCATCTGTACCCACAATAGAATGAGTGTAAGGATTATCAACTGTCCAACAATCCCTACACTCTTTTCCATATGGAGAACGAACTGCAGGTATCTGTGCCATGTTAGGAGAGTGATGAGACATACGACCAGTAATAGTTTTAAGAGTCATAACTCTACCATGTACTCTACCATCTGTGTCATCACATGCTTCTATCCATGACTTAATCTGTGCGATACGCTTCTGTAAAAGAAAGAATCGTGAAAACTTTTTTGCTTCAGGAAGTTCTATAGTATCCAGAACTGCTTCATTAATAATTATATTTCCTTTGTCTGTATGTTGTTTAGGTTTCCAACCTAGCTCCATTAATCTCTCTGCAATCTGTTGTCGTGATCCTATATTAAATGGTATGTATTTTGTTTTTGTTTTCAACTCAACAACTGTAGGATCAAAGTTAGTTACTGCCCACTTTTCTAATTCATTAGCTTCATCTCTTAACTTATTATATAAACTCATAGCTTTCTGCATATCTAAATAGAAACCATTCTTCTCTTGTTGATCTATGATCAAACGTACTTGATGCTCAAGATACACAGAAGATTTAGAGAAACCTCTACCTTCTTTTTGTAATACTTCAAATAGTTTATGTGTAATATTTACATCTTGTTTACAATACTCTAACATGTCTGGTGTATATACTTCAAAGGTATCTACATCTCCTTTAGGCATAGCCAATTTATTTCCCCATGCTTCCAGACTATGACCATTATCTCTCATGGGATTGAGTAGTTGTGATAGTATAAGTGTATCCACTATTTGATGTGGTTTAATGTTAGTACCAAGCAATCTATTAAGCACAGGAGCATCAAAAGATATTCCATTATGCATAATAAATTGCTTAACACCTAGTGACCAATCTCTAAACCCATGTAGCAGGTCAGGAGGAAAAGGATAAACCTTACCTGTATCTACATCTTTAGCCACAACACAATGAACCTTTGTGGGATTTAAACTATCTGCTTCTATATCAACTACTGCTCTCATTTTCCTTCCAATCACAATCTTCTGTTGCACCACACCAATTACACTCTTCACCTTTACCAACTTCCATCTCTGTTTCTTCAACAGGACAATAATGTTTCCACATATCACATTTCATTAGAATGGTATCTCCTCATCATTAGAATTATTATCGCTTATTTCGTATGGATTGTCAATCTCTTTCATACGACCAGTATCTTTATCATAGAAAAGATGTGTAGCTATACCTGTGTCACCAGTATATCTGTTCTTTAATATACGTAGTGTTGTGGTATTAGAAATAACATCATCTTCATCTTGCTGATTTCTTTCTAAAGCAATCACACTATCAGATAGATGTGCAATAGACGCACTACCTCTCAAGTGAGATAGAGTTACCTCTCTTCCATTCTCATGTCCAGTATCACCTGCAGGTCTACGTAGATGTGATACCAATAACAATCCTACACCTGTCTGCTCTACCAGAGAACGTAGCTTTGTCATAAGAACATCAATAGATTTTCTTTCATCTCCTTCTTCCTGTCCAGATACAAGTATAGATAAGTGATCAAGGAATATCCATTTACAATCCAATGCTTGTGCCATGAATCGTACTCGTGAAAGTATCTCGTCATTAGAAATAGAACCAAAGTGATCAAAGGCAAAGAACCTACCACTACCCATAGTATTATCAAACCATGTGTCTAGTTGGTCTTGACTATAATTCTTACGTATCTCATTAATATATAGTCTAGCATTTGCTTCAACAGACATGATATTAAATGCAGTATTCTTTGTACTCTCTTCCAATGCAAGTATACCTACATTATCATTTGTATTTCTTAACATATGATACATAAGCTCACGCATAATAGAAGACTTACCCATACCTGCACCACTTGTAAAGGTAACAAGCTCACCAGTACGCATACCATAAGTCTTATCATTCAGTTTATTCCAAGGATATAAACAAGTCTCACAATACTCTTCTTCAAATAATGTAGACTTCAAATCTTTTAGATTGACTATACCTGCAGGAGTATAAGGTTGTGCATTCCACCATGCTCTTGAAAACTCTTCACGCTTACTGACCTTTAAGTATTCATTCGCATCTTTGTATTCCATGTGCATAATCTTACACTTGTTAGGTGAAAATAATTGTGCAACCTTTTCACTTGCTTCTCTTCCTTGCTTGTCCATATCAAAAGATATAACAATATTCTGAAAGCTATCTAGGTATTCAAATGCTTTCTTACAATCACGCAATGCTGAATGAGCACCTGTCTTAACAGATACACATGCCCACTTACTACCTAATAATTCATAAGCAGACATAGCATCTACTTCACCTTCAGTAATTGTAATGTACTTACCATTAGGAGCAAAGATATTCTGACCAAACAATCCTGCATCAGTCATACTACCTTCAGTCCACATGTTTTTTGTAGCCACATCTCTTACCTTGTTTGCAATATTGTTGCCACCTTCATCAAAGTATTTGTAGATGTGGTGTGTATTCATATTACCATTAACTTTAACATCTGTGTTATATTTTTGTGCAGTTTCTTTTGATATACTACGTTCACTCAACGCACCTAAAGTTCCTACAGTTTTTATAACACTTTCTGTTTTCATTGGTATAACTTTTTCTGCTTCCATTTTATTTCCTTTGCTATTAAAATGTGTACCACATACAAAACAATGACTATAACCTTCCTTATGTTGTACGTTGCCATCACTTGATCCACAATTAGGACAAGGACCTCTGTCTAACCATTGTTTATCCATAGTATTAATCCAAATCATCTAAAGTATTATCATATAAATCTTCAACAAAGTCAAGCTTATCTTCCATTACTTCTTTCGTATCTTGTTTAGCTAATGATTTAGCTTCTGCGTTGTTCTCTTTCCCAAAGTTCTTTTCTAGTCATCTTTCCTCTTCCATGCTTGAGGATCATCAGACCATACATGATCTGCCCAATGCCAAGGATAATAATCACCATGCATATCTGGCTCATCAGATCTTTTAGGTGATATGCCATATAAATCTTTCATATCATCTATTAAATCTAAAAGTTTTTCTATCTCCCAAGCAGATATATACTTTATACCTGACTCTCTATAATGATTTGTAAAGTCATTACCTGCATTAAAAATGTCAAGTAATGCTTTCTTTTGTTTAGCATTTAAAACCATAGCCACTTCTTCTTTAACTTTAGTCTTCATTATTTTTTTCCTTTCGTTGTTATAAACATCTGCTTCTTTCTTTAACCAATCAGTAAATGTATTAGTCATTCTTATCTTCCTTCTCTATGTGTGTTGCATCTGGATTTTCTACTGGCATTGCCCATCCATCTGCAGTTGTAAACTCTTTGTCTAATCCTAATCTATTACGCAACTCATTACACTTCTCATTTAATTCTTTTATACGTATGTATGCATCACGTAATTGTCTTTGTAAATCTTTTACATTCTTTCTTAATATTTCTTTTTCTGTCATCACTTACCTTGTCCTCTATATTTTTTCCATTGTCTACGCT